ATGCCGTCAGAACCTACCCACACATATGACCCTAACAATCGTGCCGAGGTCGACCGGCGCGCAGATGATCTGTTTGGGGAAATGATGTCGGAATCTGATCGCGGCGTAATTCTTGTCGGTGCGAGTGCCGTGGATGACGTGCTGAAATCATTGCTGTCATTCAATCTCGCAAGAAACGAGCACGTGGCTAAGGTGGCGGCCGACCCTTTGTTTGCGGGAATGGGACCTCTCGCAACGTTTTCTTCACGAATCAAGCTTGCTTATGCGCTCGACTTGATACCTCGTTGGATGTTTGAGGACCTTGAACGAATTCGAAAAGTTCGGAACAAAGCTGCTCATGAGGTCTCCGCGAAAACATTCGAGTCAAACGAAGTCGTGCAAATGACGAGGGCGCTCGTAGCGGCCGGACATTTTCGTGATTCCAAGAACGGAAAGTCATTGCTTGCACTCGAAAAGGCCGCATCTGACCGCGCTGGCAAGCCTCAGGAAGGAGCATCTCTAGAGCGAATTCACTTCACAGTCGCTATCGCGTTCATCGCTGGTCATTTAGACGGGGCGCTTCACAGACTGATCGATCGACGTGCGACAACTCAGAGCTCTAGCGGTAGTAGTGGGCCCGCCTCCAGCCCGCAATAGCGTTTACCAACCGTCGACGCCTTGTCGACTAACAGGGTGGCTACTTCCCTCGTGTGTGATCGACATGGCAGCGACTACAGACAAGCCGGGCTTTGATGTGGCACGAGAGCAGCTTTTAACCTCAGCGAGCAACAATGGCGGAACTAGACGCAGAAAAGCTTAAGGAGAACGCGCTCACATCCATTCGCCTTGGTATTGAGGACTTCGAGCGGACTAAGCAGGAACCGAGACACGGGGGCGACCCGACCCGTGCACTCTCAGCGGTGCGAAACCTGTTTGCAGGCATCCTGCTTCTGTTTAAGTACAAGATCGCAGTCTCGGTCGACGATCCTGAGCAAGCGCCTGACCTTATCTTCAATCCCCCTGAAGTTCTACCGCAAGCGGACGGAAAGGGAGGCATTGAGTGGAAGCCAGTTGGCAAGTTCAAGAAGACCACCATCGATGTCGCGACCATCAGGAAGCGTTTCGAGGGGTTCGGGATTGAAGTCGACTGGCCGGTCATCGAAAAGATGCAGGAATGCCGGAACCACCTTGAGCATTTGCACCCGGCCAATACGCTGGGCGAGGTAGCAGGATTTGTTGCCGACCTGTTTCCTGTGCTGCGCGAATTCATGCTTAAGCAACTGAACGAGCAGCCGGCTGAACTGCTAGCCTCTGCGTGGCCTGTCATGCTCGCGCATCACAAATTCTTCACCGACACACTGGCGAAATGTGGGAAGGCGTGGGATGAGGCTTGTGTCCCTGAGCTTATGCAGCCCTGGCTAGATCAGTGCCAGTGTGAGGAATGCGGCTCGCCCCTGCTTACTCCCAGCCAAGAAGATATTGATAGCGGGAGCACCGTTGAGGGTCAGGAGAAGTCGTTCAAATACGTCTGCGTTGCCTGCGGACACTCGGATTTGATTGCTCCGTTGTTGATCAGTGTGCTGAACGAAGCCTATGACTATGACCCCCGCGATGGGGGCGAGCCTGGCGTCGAGCGCTGCTACTGCTGTCGGCGTTCAACCTTCTTCATCGAAGAGCAGCATTGCCTGTGGTGCGGCGCTGAACTCGATTACAAGAGATGCTCACTCTGTGAAGAACCGCTCAAGCAAGACGACCAAGATAATGGTGGCTATTGTGGCTACCACTCACACCTCTTGGACAAGGTGATGCGAGACGACTAGGCTCGCTCAGCAAATCGAAAAAGCCCGCTTGAGCGGGCTTGGTTAGGGTTAGGCGTGGAAGGGGGATCATTCGTTTGGGGGCGACGTCGCTAGCGGCACGCTTAGGACCCGGAGGTGCCCTTTCAGCCGCAGCATGTTTCGATAGCAGTTCACCGCCACGGCTTCGGCCTCGCGTGCCACGTCGTCGCCGGCGCTGATGATGGTCCCATCGTCAAGGACAATGGCGAGGCGCGCCGGCTTGCCATTGACGGTGGCGCGTAGACCTTCATGCGAGACCGCGCTGATTACCACGCCCTCGAGCGTGCCGGTCTTCTGTTCGCCGATCATGTGAGCTCTCCCTGAATCTGGTCGACGGCCGTCGACTTGAAGTGAGCCGGCCTCGGCGTGTACTGGCCAGCTTCGGCCGCGCTGAGCTGCAGCAGCTGCCACTCGTGCAGCTCCACGGCCGTGTCGACCTGCTCCATCTCCTGCAGGTAGATCTCGACCGGCAGCCAGGCGCCGCTGGCCAGCGCACGCCGGCGGATCTCCTGCAGAGCGATGAGCGCGCTCTGCAGATGCTCGGCCAGGCCGCGCGGCAGCACGCGCTGCTCGAGCCGGACCGCCGTTTCGATCGCGTTGCCGACGGTTACCCACTCCAGTTCGGTAGCAACGCCTATGCGCAGCGCCTTGGCGGCGGCGCGCAAGGGCTTGAGCGACGTCTCGACCTCAGTCGGTGTGAGAAGGACTGCTGTGCGGCTCATCGAGATGCCTCCGGCATTGGGTAGTCCTCGATCTCCGGCGTGCCGAATGAGCACGGCTGGCGGTACGCCGGCCAGCAGCGCTCTGGATGCATGTCGAGCCACATGCAGCTGCCGCAAATATCGATCCAATGCCGCTCCCACCGACCGCCGTACCAGCGGCGATACCACTGGAAGCGGGCAAGAGGGTGCTTGAACCAGAACGAACGGAAGAGCTTGGTCAACATGGCGATCACTCCACCGTCGCGGGGTCTGCGCGATTGAGCCAACCCCTACGTGAGTCTCCGAGGCGGCTGTCGAGTTGCTCTTCGGTTTCCGGCCATAGGTGGAAGTCATGCACCAGGCGCACGTACAGACGATTCCAGAAGAGGCGGATCTCCGCGTCCGGATGCTTGTAGCCCAGGATTTCGACCGCATGCAGGAAGTGCAGTTGGTAGTGATGCGGAAGGGCGTCGACCTGGCGCAGGTAGTCGTTGACGTGCGCCTGCATGCGATCGCTCCAGTGGTCCTGGTCATCCTCCCCTTCGAGCGAGGGGCCCGTGAACGATCCGCCGTTTGGCTCGATCGGATCTCGCAGCACGCGGCGGTCCATTGCGGACAGGAGCACGCACCGTCGATACCACCGAAGCAGCATCTTCGCCCCGCCCCCATACTTCGCGAGACCGTCGGGCCCGCGAATTGCCGCCAACAGGACGCTCTGCTGCATCATCGAGATGCCATGCACCCACGACTGGGTGACCGGGCCCGGACACGCGTCATCTACAGGTGCGGGCTGTGCGAGGGCCCGTTCGATCAGGTCATCGGCCTCGTCGTCGCTCCCATCCACCGCCTCGGGGTAGCGGTCCCGATACCACTTCAGGCCGTTGTACGCGACGTCCAGGGCCTGGCGTGTAAGGTCCATCGCGCCCCCAGCCGCAGCGGGGGCCGCGGCAGTTGCATCGAGGCGCTGGAGTTGTATCCGCAGGCCGCTGATGCCACAGGCCTCGTCGGCGCTCGGTGTGCCGGCGTTGTAGTCAAGGCCATCGCCGTGCGCCGTCAGATGGCGGGCGATGAGCTTGGCATGTGGAGATGCATGACCGCACCACCTGTCCAGGTCGTCTACAGCGCGTGCATAGCGATCTGCCTTATTCATCTCCGCTCGCCACAAGTCGCGCTGTTTGCGCGCGCCGATGAAGCAGCCGAAGCCATAGGCCAGCATGGAGCAGACGACGCCCAGCAGCAATGCGCCGATTGCCCTACTTTCCATGGCAGCCTCCCTTCGCTTCTGCGGACTGCACTGCCGCCTTGTTCTTCGCGTCGACCTGGTCGAGCATCTCGCGAAGGTCGGCGTCGGCTTGCTTCGCCCAGTCGCTACCGTGGCTCACATACCGCATAAGCAGGAAGTGGATCACCGCCGCCTGCTCGTGCTCCGCCTTCGTCTTGATCTCGGTACCGCACAAGCGCAGGGCCTGCGCTAAGCGAATGCAAGTGAAGTTCGGACGGCCAAGGATTGCGATCAGGTCATCGGTCAGTGAGGTGATGTCGCCTGGTCGGGTGATGCGAGGCCATGCGATCTGCGCGAGGGCGCAACGCATCAGCGCCATATCGGCGGCCGTTTCTGAATCGGCGCACGTGCTCGGCGCGAAAAAGCCGCGGCGCGCCAAGCGTTGGGCAGCATCTACGATGGCCTCGGCTTCCCCGCGCCACGGCTCGGGCGTACAGTTCGCCGCGGCGACGGGATGGAGCGCGACCTTCGTCCACGTGCTGGTGTCGATGCCGTCGGAGCGCGCGGTGTCGTCGCTCAACACCGAGCCCGTTTCGGGGTTGTGCCAGTAGACTTGGGACTTCATGCCAGCACCTCCAGCGCGTCGGCCTCGAGCTCGACCAGCTTGGGCGCCTTCTTCGGCTTGGCCAGGTTCACCACCCACTTCGTGGTGCCGTCGACCTGGCGCTTGAGGGTCCCTTCCTTGCCGTGGTACTCGGCGTTATGCCCGCTGAGAGACCCGCGGACCTTCACTCGCTGGCCAGCGGATAGTTCGGGCCTCGCCGGCGTGGGTGTCGCGTCCGATCCGGGCCACGGCCAGAGCGCTTTGGAAACGAGCGTCAAGGCGCTCACCGGCAAGACGACGACAGTGCCTTCGTCATCGAAGGCGACTCGCACCTTGTTCTTGCTCTCGAGCCTGGTCACGGTGCCTCGCTTGCCGTGCTGCGAGTATTTCGTGTCGTTGACTTCGACGCTGTCGGAAATTCCGATCTCCGCAGGGGACTCTGCCGCAGCGTCGGCGGCTGGGGAATCGACAGCGTCGCCAGCTTCGTCGGCGGGCTCTCCGGCTGGCCCAGCATCGAGCTCCTGCAGCGCGGTAGCGATGCTCGCTTGAACCTCTTCCTTCGACGGCTTCTTCGCGGGCGCCGCAGGCCGCGCCTTCGATTTTTTGCCCTTCGCACTTCCCTCCGGCTGCGCAGCCAGTTCCGCGCCGGAGGCCTCGACTTCCGCGCGCTCGGCACGGATCTGCTGCTGCACGTCCTCTTTCACCGCCTGAACGTCGAACGACAGAAGGCGTGCGAGCTCCTCGATCGATGGTGCAGCGTCGCTGAAGACGTGGTCACCGTCCACGTAGTCCCACACGGGAGACCGATCGCCGTCGAGCAGAACGAGCAGTAGCGTGTAGCCCACTTGCGTGTCATCGAGTGAGCGGATGGTCGAGGCCAGCAGCTCCTCGTCGTACTGGTCGACCTCGAGCACATTGCTGACGCTGCGCTCGCATCGCCCGCTTCCGAAAGCCATCTCGATGAGGACCTGCCGCAGCAGGTTTGCACTCAACGCTTGAATGTTCCCCGCGAGGATGCCCGCTTTGAGCTGGTCTGCCGCGGCCTCGCGCCATCGGGCTTGGTAGTCGCGCGTCAACTGGCGCTTGACCTCCTTCGCCTCGCGCTCCTCATCCTTCGCCTGCTGCTGAGCGTGCTTCTTGGCGAGCTCGGGATCCCTCTTGAGTTCCTTGACGCTTGCCTTGTGCCTCGCCTTCTGTGCCAGATCTGCGGGGATGATCTCGCGCGGCTCGTGCGTGTGAGGGTCGATGAACAGCTTGACCATGCCCAGATCGCGCGTGGACAGTTCGGCCCGCAGTTCACTGGTGAGGTCGTTGTAGCCCCTGAGCCAGCTCGCGTACTGGTGAGGCTTCAGCTCGAGCGCCTCTTTGCCCTCGATCACCTCCACGCCGCGAGCCCGTGCTGCGTCAGCGATTCGGTCAGTGTGCGCGAATACCTTCTCGTGGAAGCACGTTGGATCCGTGCAGACGTCTGGACCGTCAACGTCGGTGAAAACGTCCGGCGCGGCGCCGGTGCGCTTCATGCACGTGGTGCAGGGGCCAGCTGGAGAGACCAGGGTGGCGTCGTCGATCGGAAAGATCGCCGTGGCCAGCTTGAGCATGACGTTCTGCTGCACCCATGTCTGGAAGGCGCGATAGCTGAGCCGCGGCGAGCCCTGATGGTCCTTGGCGGTGGCCTCTTCCAACGCTTCGAGCTGGAGCTTCTCGCTGGGAATGCGCGCGATCAGCAGTGCGCGGCTCGCATCGATCTCGCCCTTGCGCAGGGCCTCGCGTGGTGTCGCAGTGAGGTCCAGCAGCTTCATGCGCCCATAGACGTAGCTGCGGCTCTTGTTGATTCGGGCGCCGATGTCCTCTTTCGCCACGCCGGTGGTTTCCACCAGTTCGGCGTAGCCTTCGGCCTCCTCGAGCTCGGTCAGGTCTTCGCGCCGCAGGTTCTCTACGAGGCAGGCCTCGGCGGCCTGGACGTCATCCAACGCCCGAATCAGCGCAGGAATCGACTTCATTCCCGCGAGGCGACTGGCTCGGAAGCGGCGAGCGCCTGCCACGATCTCGAATTCGGGCAGCCGCTGGCCGGCTGGGCGGCTCTCGAATGTGTCCTGCAGGCGATTGGGCGGCAGCGGCCGCACCAGGATCGGCTGCAGCAGGCCGCGCCGCGCGATGTCGTCCGCGAGTTCCTGCAGCGCGCCCTCGTCGAAGATCGTGCGAGGCTGGTAGCGGCGCTCCACGATCAGCTCGAGATCCAGATCTGCGAAGCTGCGCGTGTCGAGCGGCAGCGCTTGCATTTCAGTGGGGTCGGCAATGGCTGCGCCATCCGCCGCAGCGAATTCAGTCATGGGCATGTTTTTCTCCGGCGAGATTGGTGGGAAGGTCGGTGGGGCGGCCGAGCTGGATCAGTTCGGCGGCTTGCAGCAGCAAGCGTGCGGTGCTTTCGAGCACGCGCTTGAGCTGGGCCATGGATGCGACGGGCAGTTCGGCGGCGAGCGCGTCGAGCGAGGTGCCCGTTAGCGCGCGGTCGACGGGGCCGATAACAATTTTTCGTCCATCGGTCGGGCTGGGCGGGATGTAGCCGGGTAGCGCGAACGCCATCCGCTTGCCGATTCGCACGCGGATCAGCGCGCCCCGTGAGACGGCGGGTTTGAAGATGCTGGTGATGGACGTTGGCTGGACGCCGTAGCGCGTCGTGACCTCGCTGAAAAAGAGATGCCCGCCGTACTCTCGAAGGTGCGTCAGCACAAGATCCGGGAAGCTGCCTCCGCGGGCGCTGTAGGGCTTGGCCGCAGGAGCAACAGTGCGCTCAGCCACGCGATTGACGTACGTCACCACGGGCGGCGGCTGGAGAGGCTCGGGCGCCGGAGGAGGGGACGCCGGCGGCTCGCCGAGCGGTGCCGGCTCGGGTTCGGCAACGCGTGAGGCGCCGCGGGCTGCAGGCATGGGCGGCGCCGGCGGGAGTGGCGCGAGCAGCTCCTCGCGCTGCTGCTCGCGGGTCACCAGTCGACCGCCGATCAAACTGGGGATCGCATACGCGTCGTAGGCGCCCTGTCGCGGCGACGATCGCCGCAGATCCTCGCCGGTGTAGATCCCGCGGGACACGATGTTCCGGGGTGTGGCAATGCCGCCGCTCATAGCCGGCGCTCCGAGAAGATGCGACCGATCAGCGGAAAGTCGTGCAGCAGCATCGAGCCGGCCCGCATGCGGCGGTACACCCACATGCTCGCGATGACCCCGAAGGGACCGCCGGCTAGGTAGCCGACGATTTCGAGGCCGGTGGCGTCCGGGGCGAGCCTGAAAAGCACCAGGTTGCAGGCGCCGATGGCGGCGCTGTTGAGGAAGGCTGCAACGTAATGGCCGTTGTTGACCAGTTTGCTCTGCAGGCTCAGGGCGAACACGAGGCCGAAGGTGCTGGCAAGCAGGTAGACCGCGCTCACGTTGCCCGCCTCGTCTGGTGGAACTGATCGATGTCCACACCGGCGACGGGCGCGTGCGTGCTGATGCTGGACACCACGTCGCGCGCGCGAGCGCGAATGCACGGCGTTGCGGCGTGTCCGAGACCTTCGGGATCGTTGAGCTCTAGCGCGAGGGAGATCGCGGGGATCTGGCGGCGGTCGTAGATCACCTCAGCGCCACGGCGGAACGAGGTCCCGAGGAACTCCATGGCCAGTGCTTCGGCGCGCGTGAGGCGACGGCCAACCGCGGGAGGGACCGCGTCCGTGCGGACGCTGACCTGGTCGTCGCCCAGGTCGATGAATGTGATGGTGACGGATGTCAAGCTGGCGCTCCGATTAAGCGATGAGGGCCACGGCCTGGACGTCCGGGAGGATCGTCCGCATGCCATGGAAGGAGGTGGTGATGCGGACGCGTGCGCCGCGTTTGAGGGATGCGGCTTTTCGCTCGGCCTGTTTGCGACTGGCCTCGCTGTAGATCTGCTCGACGTGGATGGTTCGGCCGTTGCCGACCAGCGCGTGGACGGGGCGGATCTCTAGCCAGAGCACCGGCACCGGGTGCCGGTCTTCGCCCACGAGCGCCGTGCGCACCTGAGCGTCCTGCAGCAGGACGCCGACGAGGTCCAAGTAGAGCGGCTCGCCTTCCGTGTCGAACAGGTCGAATGCGGCGCTCGGTGCAGACGTCTGCACATCCGCCGCGGTCATGGCGTGGGCCCTGGCAGCTGGCCGAGCGCATAGGCGATATAGCCGATGCAAACCGCCGCGATGAACAGCGCCAGGCAGATGCTGACGGCGACGCCCGAGATACGCTCGATGAGCGGGCGGTCCGGACTGCGCGCGTCGCGCAGCTGCTCGAGCTGCAGCGGGTCGAGGTGTCGCCTCATGGCTTCACGCTCCTGCAGGCCGTGTAGAGCATCTCGCTCGCGGTGCCGTGGGTGACCTTGTCGGCCACGTCGAACACGTTCGCGACGCCGTACAGCAGGAGGATGGCGCCGGCGACGAGAATGCCTTCTAGCCAGCTCATGCGGACCTCTGAGCGAGCGATTGAGGACTGGCGCGACGGCGCTGGACACGGCCCATCACCCCGGCATCCGAGCGTGCGATCGACCAACGGCACGAGTGCCCGGCCACGCAGATCCACTGGCCGATCGGCTCAGTGAAGAAGATCTGCCCCCAGAGGTAGCTATGGCCATCGGCGCGAGGCGGCGTGAGCTGCGGCCGGTTCATGCCCGAACTTCCACCAGGTTGCCGAAGTCATCGATCACGGCGATACCGCTGGTGTGCCAGGCGCGGCCTTCGTCGTCGTAGCGGGTGGCGGTCCAGCACCACCGTCCGATCTGGTCCGCCCCGATCGGATCGTGGCGGCGGAGCGAATAGCCGCCTTTCCCCTTCTTGCGATTCGTGACGAAGTCGATCTCGTCGGAGAAGTGGAAGGAGCAGGGCGCCGGCGCTGGTAGCGCCACCAACTCACTTTCCTGTGCGTGACGCAGGTCGCGCAGGAGATGCGGCACCTCGCATTGATCAGGATCGTCCTCGAAGCCCTCGAGGAAGCCGACCATGCTCGCGAGCAGCGAGCAGAGTGGCTGGGGTGCCGCTTTCGCGGCGGGGAAGGAAAGAACCATGTCGACCTCCGTCGTTGTGACGGGGTCGAGTATTTATCCTAAGGTTAATATTTGTCAATAACCTTGGGTTAAATTCAAGCCAGACTTTTATCCCAAGGCGAGCGGGAGCGGTAGCTCCAAACGGATGGGTTGGTACTGATCGCGCGGGACCGGCGAAGCCCTAGGATCGCTTTCTGCACACTTCGGAGGTACACCGCCCATGGTCCAGTTTCTGAACATCGTTGCGCTCCTGGGCGCGGTGGCTGGAGGTGTGACCTTGTTCGGGACGTTCGCCGGAAGCAAGAGCGCTCCCCAAGAGGCGGCGGGGGCCGCTATCGCGGTCGCCTTGGCCGTCATTCCCTACGTCTTCGCGCGTGCCGTGCAGATCGTCGTCGACCGCCGCAGCCACGCGCTGAATTTGGAGCGTGCGCTTGACAAGTTGGACGCCATTGAACGCGCTGTCGATCGTGGCCAGCGGACGCGTGCTGACCAGTGAAACTTAGGCGAGGGCCCGCGCCTTAGGCCCGAGGCGCGTAGCAGCAGTCATTTGCCGCTTCCGGTCGGGCCGATGGCGCCCGTGGTGCCGTTGGCTGGTTGCGCAAGCGCATCAACGATTTTTACAGCCTGTTCCCGTTGCCACTGCGGCATTGCCTCAAGCAATTTCACGACATGGGCGATCTGGTTGTTTGTCGCTGAGTCGGTGTAGCCCGGCGGGGTGTCCATCCAGCCGGTCTGCAGCTGCAGTTTCTCCTCGATCAATCGAGCGGTGGAGTCGCCCATCTCATAGGGCGTGCCACGTCCGCTTCGAACGCTGCCGTTCAGGATCTGCGACAAGCGCGCGCTCGTGCTCTCCCACCCGATCGCGACGTTGAGCGCCGAGACGGTCCCGTATTTTTCCTTGAGCATGCGTAGACGCAACCGTCGCGTCTCGAAAACTGTCTGCATGCCGGGATTGGATATCCGGGGGCTATAGCGCGGAATTGCCCCATGGTTATTGACTGTGATTAACCATGGGTTAAGATATGTACCTATGCAACTGCTTGAATGGCTCCAGGCTGAACGCGGTCGTTTCGCGGGTCTTGCGACGTTTCTGAAAGTGCCGGCTTCGCTTCTATCGAGGGTCGCTGCAGGAAAGAAGCCAGTTCCGCTTCGATGGTGCCCATACATCCAACTGTTCACGGGTGGCGCCGTTACCTGCGAAGAGTTGCTGCCGGCCGACACCGAATGGTTCAGGCTGGTACGCACGTGCAGTGCCTGCGTGTCTGCAGGCGATGCGTCCACCGCCCAGACGTCGTAAAGAAACGGCTCGACGATGTTTTCCCCCGCCGCCATCACCACAGGCGCGCTCGCTATTTCTGGCGTCCTCCTCCTCGGGCTGTGCGCGGGCAGGTGCACATCCTTTGGCGCGCTGAGGCGGCGGGGTCTTTGTGTTGTTGTCATGCGCGGAGTCTTCCCGGCTCCGGGGTGTCACGCCATCTCCCTTTTTCATTTCGGCGGATATGAACATTCGTGATGCCGTCCGCGCGATGGCGCGGCGTTACCCGGGCGGAGTCGAGTCGTTGGCGCCGCGGCTGCCGAGCAAGACCGCGAGCACGCTCGACAAAGAGCTCCGTGGTGCTCCAGGATTCAAGCTGGGCGTCGATGACGCTGCTGACATTGCAGAGATCTGCTACGAGCTGGGTACTCCGGAGGCACTCGAGTTCGCGACCGCCTTCGCGGCCCGAATGGGATGCTTGCTCGTCCCGATTCCACGAGGCGCGATGGGCAGCGGCAAGGAGGCCGTGCGTGCACTGGCGGAGCATTCCCGTCAGTCGGCGGAATTGCTCGCCAGCGTGTGCGACACCTTGGCCGATGGGGACGTGAACGACAACGAGTTGCGGCAAGCTCAGGCCGAAGGCGCTGAGGTTGTCGCAAGCGTCCAGCAATTGTTGGCGACGCTGGCCGAGCTCAACCGTGCGGGCAAGCCGGCGGCATAGCGGATGTCCGACGCGCGACAGCTGCCACCGATCATCCCGCCGGTGTGGGAAGGCATACCCGCCTCCCTGGCGACCCTGCAGCATTGGGTCCTCTGGAAATTCGAGTTCAAGAGAGAGACCGATACCAAGCCGAACAAGGTCCCTTACTACGTCGCCGGCGGCAGGCGTACGGGCGGGCAGGGCAACGACCGAGACCGGCAGCGGCTGGCGACGCTCGATGTGGCGCGCAGGGCCTTCGAGCGTCCTGGTGCTGGCTGGCACGGGGTCGGGTTCGCCTTCCTGCCAGGCGACGGGCTGATCGGCATCGACCTGGACGGGCAGCTCGAGGCGGATGGGCAGTGGTCGGACCGCTGCAAGAACATCGTCGCGGCGTGCGACAGCTTCACCGAGATCTCGCCCAGCGGCAAGGGCGTGCACAGTATCGTGCGTGGTGAGACGTCGACGAACAAAAGCAATGACATCGGCGTCGAGGTCTTCGCCGGCAGCCAGTACTTCACCGTCACTGGAAACCGATTCCCGAACACGCCGGCCGAGGTGAACCCGATCAGCGATGTCGCGCTCAGACGTCTGCACCGAACGATCGACGATGCCAAGGCCGCGGCCAAGGAAGCGAAGCGGCCGGCGCCCAAGGTCGCGCCCGCACCCGCTGCCACGCCAGCGCAGCACGAGGACGGCGGCACCAACGATTTCCGCAGGGTCAACGACGCCGCGATGGCCAACTTCGCCGCGTGGGTGCCCGCGCTCTTTGGCGGCCGCGAGATTCCCCGGGGCGCTGGCTACCGAGTCACCTCGCAGGCCCTGGGCCGCGATCTGCAGGAGGATCTGTCGATCGATCCCTTGGGGATCTGCGACTTCGGCGTGGCGGACATGGGGGACCCGAAGGGCGGCTCTCGCACGCCGCTGGACCTGGTCCTCGAGTGGCTGCCCGCGCAGAAGCCCGCAGATGCCCTCCATTGGCTCGCGCCGCTGGTCGGCGTGGCAGTCAGCAAGCCGCGCGAAAAAATTCGCGCGACGCCGGCTCCCGCTGGGGGCGGCGAGGGTGGAGGGCGCGGCGGCGGACCGCCGGCGGATGTGCCGCCCGAGGGCGACGATGAGGAGGCATTCGACCGGGTGGCTGACGCCCTCGTGAAGGGACGTCGAGGCAAGCCAGAGGACTGCCGCGAGAACGTGTTCTACGCCATGCGCGATGACCCAAGGCTCAAGGGCTTGGTGCGTCGCAACGACTTCTCGCTGCTGCTCGAGCGCGGGCCACACGCGCCATGGGGCCGTCCAGCTGGCGATTGGGATGAGGAAGACGACCTCATGCTCGGCGAGTACCTGCTGCAGGTCTACGGCCTCGGGATCAAGGGCAAGGGCACCTTGCGCGATGGCGTGCTGATGACCGCGCGCCTGAACCGCTACAACCCGATCATCGACTGGATCAAGGCAGAAAAGTGGGATGGAACCCACCGCATAGACCACTGGCTGACCGACGTCTTCGAGGTCCAGGATCGGCCCTACGTTCGGCTGATCGCGCGGTGCTTCATGATGGGCCTGGTCAAACGAGCGACCGATCCGGGCTGCAAGTTCGACTACATGCTCATCATCAAGGGCGAGCAGGGCCTGAACAAGTCGACGGCCTTCCGCGCCCTGTCGTTCCCGTACTTCACCGACAACGCGATCAGGGTGGGCGACAAGGACTCGCAGATGGCGATGCAGCTCGCCTGGATCGTTGAGTCGGCCGAGCTCGAGTCGCTCAACAAATCCGAGACCACGCTCATCAAACAGTACCTCTCGGCCCAGGAGGACTGGTACCGGCCTCCCTACGGTTCGCAGATGGTCAAGGCGCCGCGGCATTCGGTGAACGTCGGGACGACCAACGCCGACACCTTCCTGAAGGACGCCACGGGCGATCGCCGCTTCTGGCCGCTCGAGGTGAAGGCCGTCAACGTCGATGTCCTCAAGGCAGCCCGCCTGCAACTGCTCGCGGAGGCACTGCATCGGGTCCAGCTCGGCGAGCAGTATTGGCCGACGCGTGAGGAGGAGCGCACGCTGGTGTTCCCCGAGCAGGAGCCATTCAAGCGCTCGGATCCGTGGGAGGACATGCTCAGCGCCTACGTCAACGACCCGCATCGGCCGAACGCGACCGAGGTGCCTCGGGTCGAGCGCGACTTCTTCACGACCAACGAGCTCTACGAAAAGGCGCTGCTGATCAAGGCCGACCGCATCGACGGTAACGGCCAGATGGACACGCGCGTGTCCAACTGCATGAAGCTGCTCGGCTTCGTCCGAGAGCGCCCGACCACGGGTCGTCGCCTGCGTGGCTGGCGTCGCGCGAAGCCGGACCTGCCAGCGCAGCCCGGCGCAGCGTCGACGCCGCCGGCCGATGAGTTTCGAGAGGAGGGCGATGACCTTCCGTTCTGATCACCCGCGCGCGCCTGGCTGGATGCCTCGCGGTAGGTCTCGCCCCGTGCATGCGTCTGCGTGCCCGGTCCTGACGCCTCCGCCGTCCAGCCTCGTCCGCCCTTCGTCCATGGGAGGGTGGACGGCGCAAGCCGTTGTCGCGATTGAAAAAATCCCGATCCGTCCACCCGTCCACCCCTCGGGGCCATCCCTCGCTCATGTGTGCAGGCGCGCAGACAGGCGGGCGCGTGTCTGCGCGCGCACGCGGGGGCGCAGCTCACTCACACACCTTGGACAGGTTGGACAGATGGACGGATCTAGCAGCCACGCGGGTTTGCGCCGTCCGCCCCCCGTCCATCCCCTTCACTTTCGGAGGTCAGCACCATGAGCCAGCCAGCACCCAAGCCGTCCGATATGCGCACCGCGATGCCGATGACGGCGGCATGGATCGAGCGCAAGCGCCTCGACATGGGAAAGGCCCACGTCGACGACTGCCTGCGGCGCGCGCTCGCGGGCGAGCCGGGCCGCTTCTATGCCCTCGAGGGCGGGCATGTCCTGGGCACGCCCTTCCCGCCGGCCTCGCCGGTCGACCAATGGCAGCAATACGCCGTCGTCAACGGCGTCGCCTTCGCGGCCTTCATCGCCGAGCCGCCGGCCGTGCAGACGCCTGCACAGGAGCGTGTCCCATGCTGACCATCGACGTGCGGGACAACTTCCCGGACGTGAAGCGGGAGCTGGGCGAGCAGCAGGCCCAGATGCCCTATGCCCTTGCACTGGCCCTCACGCGCACCGCGAAGGACGTGAAGACCGATCAGCAGGCAGAGATGGCCGCCGTGTTCGATCGGCCGACACGCTTCACGCTCAACAGCCTGTACGTGAAGCCTGCGACCAAACAGGACCTCATCGCGCGCGTGTGGGTCAAGGACAGCGAGCGGCCCACCCACTACCTCCTGCCGCAGATCGCCGGTGGCAATCGGCCGTTGAAGCGCTTCGAGGAGATGCTGGTGCGCCGCGGCTGGATGCTGCCCTCTGAGCGCGCTGTGCCGGGTGAGGGCGCCAAGCTGGACAGCTACGGCAACATGAGCCGCGGACAGATCGTGAAGATCCTGAGCCAGCTGCAGACGTTCTACCTGGCAGGGTCCGATGCCAATGCCACGGGCAGCAAGCGCAGCACGAGCAAGCGCAGGCGCGAGGCGTACTTTGTCAGCACCGGCGTGGGCACGCACCCGTTCGGTAAGCGCTCGTGGAAGCGAGGGCGCAAGCAGCAGACCCTGCCCAGGGGCGTGTGGGTGCGGCGTCCCGACGGCGTCTTGGGCTCGAAGGTGTCGCCCGTCCTGATCTTCGTGAAGGGCGCCAAGTATCGGCCGCGGTATCGCTTCGACGAGGTGGCTCAGGCCACCGTCACGCGCGTCTACGCGGGCCATGCCCGCGATGCCGTGGCCCAGGCCCTGCGCACGGCCCGCCCGGCGAAGGGGGCGCGATGATCGGCCGCGCCATGCACCAAGGTGGGGCGACCCACCCCCCCCACGACGGGTCCTCCCAAAAATGGCCGGATGCGGGTAATTCGGACCCCGTCTTCGCGCTAGTTCTGGCTTCGGCCACGAGGTAAGTAAGCATGAGAGTCAAGGGGCAAGAGCAGATCGCCGCCATGTTCGGCGTCGCACCGAAGACCATCACCGAGTGGCAGGTGCTCGGCTTCCCGGTCGCCGTGCAGGGCGGGCCCGGCGTGCCGAGCGAATACGACGCGCCGCAGTGCATCGCCTGGCTGGTGGAGCGCGAAGTGCGCAAGGTGCAGGCCGAGTCGCCGAAAGATCGGCTCTCGCGGCTGCAGGGCGACAAGATCGAGCAGGAGATGCTGCGCGACAGCCGCTCGCTGATCCCGGCGGAGGAGGTCGAGCCGCTGTGGTCCAGCGCCGTCCTCAACGCCAGGGAGTTCCTCGTGGGCGAGCCGCTGCGCCTCGCCTCGCTGATCATCGGCATGGAGAAGTCGGCCGTCGAGGAACTGCTCGCCCGCACCTTCGACGACTTCCTGCGCCGGCTGGCGAACTGGAAGGCCGAGGACAGCGACGACCAGGACGAGGACGCGGACGGGACGGAGGCCGATCTCGAATGACGAACGAGGCGGGCCCGAGCGGATCGCATGTGCTGCGCGCGCGTCGGGCGTTGCGCGCGACGCATGCGCGTGTATGGAAGAAGCTCAACCCTCCCCCTGCAGTGACCTGCGCGGAGTGGAGCGAGAAGTACCGCGTGCTCAGCAACGAAGAATCCGCCCTCAAAGGGCGCTTCAGCTGGCGCGTGTCTCCGGCGCTTCGCGAGATCGCGGAGACGGCCACGGCCGCGGCCGTGCGCAAGCTCGTGGTGCAGAAGAGCGCGCAGGTTGGCTACACCGCGGGCATCGTGTGCAACGTCATCGGCTATCACGTGCATCACCGGCCGAGCGTCATCGTCGTCGCGTTTCCGCGGGCGATGGCCGCGAAGGACTTCGCGAGCGAGAAGCTCGATCCGATGATCCGCAGCACGCCGGTCCTGGCGCGTCGCATCACCCTCAACAGCAGGGCCCAGGGCAACAGCGCGTTGCGCAAGCGCTTCGCCGGAGGGCTGATCAAGCTGGTCGGCACGAACAGCCCGAGCGACGTGAAGTCCACGAGCGCGCGCGTGGTCATCGTGGAAGAGCCCGACGACGCCGCCGCGAACGTGAAGGGGCAGGGCAACTCGGTAAAGCTGCTCGGCGAGCGGGTGAAGACGGATCCGAGGCACCTGATCCTGATCGGCGGCACGCCCACGGCCAAGGACGCGAGCGCGGTCGAAGCGGAGATGCGGACCACCGACAAGCGCTACTTCCACGTGCCCTGCCATTCGTGCGGCGAGCTCCATGCGCCGGACTGGGAGCACGTCACCATTCCCGAGGACAAGCAAGCGCCGGTGCACGAGGTGTACGGTCAGTTCCTGCCTGACCAGGCCTACTACGCCTGCCCGCACTGCGGCCAGATCTGGACCGACGATGAGCGCATTGCGAACCTCCGGCGCGCCGAGCGCGATGGCGGCGGATGGGCGGCGACGGCGGATAGTCCGATTCCGGGCTACTACCTCAACGAGCTGCTGAGCACCTTCGACGGCTCGCGCGTGCCGGTGCTGGCTCGCAAGTACCTCGAGGCCAAAGCCGAGCTCGACAAGGGCGATCCGACGGACATGATCGCGTTCTGGAACAGCACGCTGGGCCGGACCTGGGAGTACCGCGGCGAGCTGCCGGAAGAGGACACGCTGCGCGAGCGCGCCGAACAGTACGCGGAGTGGAGCTGTCCGGTCGGCGGCCTGGTCGCTCTGATGTCCGTTGACGTCCAGCACGACCGACTGGCCGTGACCGTCTGGGTGTTCGGCCGCGGCGAGGAGATGTGGCTTGCCTTCTGGGGCGAGTTCTACGGCAAGACGGTCGTGGCCCACGCCGGTGCGTGGATCGAGCTCGAGCAGACCATGGGCCGCCAGATCAAGCACGCGACGGGCGCCGGCCTCGGCATCGCCGCATTGGCGATCGACTCGTCGGACGGACAGACCGCAGATGCGGTCTACGAGTTCGTCCGCAAGCACGATCGCCGTGATCGCCCCGTGTATGCGGTCAAGGGTGCGCCCGATGCGGTTGGTACCGTCGAGATCTGGACCCCGCCGAAGGCGATCGACCCGAACAACAAATCGACGAAAGCCTCTCGCGCTGGCGTGAAGTCCAACCAGGTCGGAACCGCGAAGGCGAAGGATCTGATCCTGGGCTGGTCGGAGCAGGCCGGGCGTGTGCGGCTCGAGGGCAACGGGCCCGCGCGCATGCACTGGTATGAGGGTGTGCGGGACGACTTCTACGGGCAGCTGCTCAGCGAGATCAAGATCCCGGGGCGTCGCAACAAGTTGCGGCGGGAGTGGAAGCCCAGGACGGATCGCCGCAATGAAGCACTCGATTGCACGGTCTATGCCCTGTGGCTCTCGAGGGCGCTGCGGCTGCACCTTCGCAAGAAGCAGCAATGGGACCTCGCCGAGGTGCGCGTGCGCCAGGCACCTCTGCTCTCGGATGATGACCTCGAGGGCGTGCAGACGTCTGCACCGCCGCCTCGGCCCGCTCCGGCCACAGAGTTCGAGCCTCCGGTGATGCCGGTCAGTGCGCCGGTGCCGCCGCCGGCGCCGGCTCCGAGCGCTGCAGCGCCCGCACCGCCGCGGCCGCCACCACCCATCGAGCGCAGCCCGCCGCGTCCGCCGGCGCGTGTTCCTCCCCCCAATCCTTTCGCCTCCGATGACTGGAGCAGCCGCCTATGACCCAACCGATTTTTCAGAAGGACCACCAGTCCGAAGCACAGGCCGACGATGCCGCGGTGCAGCTCGAGCACGACTTCATCGCCATCGTTCGCGAGGAGATTGGCATGCACGAGGCGCTCGCTGCGATCGTGGCCCAGGCGCTGGTGCGCGGGCTGCGTCGCCGCAACGGTGGACAAAGCATCTGGATTCCGGCACCCGACAAGTCGCAGCGCGATGCGGCGATCCGGCGTGAGTTTATGGGCGCGCGGAACCTGAAGGAGATCATGGCGAAGTACGGCATCAGCCGCTCGCGGGTCTACCAGATCGTTGGCATGCGTGAGCCCATCGAGGTTCGCATCGGCGTGTCGTCGCCGAAAAATCCAGTTCCCGGCCTTCAAACTGGACGCGTGGCGGAATAGGGTGGCGGGCATGACCATCGCAACCGACATGTTGGCCAAGTACCTGGCCGCCGAGACCGAGCTCCTCGAGGGCAAGAGCGTTGCCTTCGCTGGCCGGCAGTTGACCATGGAAAACCTCTCCGAGATCCGCGAAGGGCGCCAGGAATGGGAGCGCCGCGTGGCAGCCGAGAACGCTCCGACCGCCCCGCGGTTTGCGGGCCTGGGCTACAGCGTCGCTCGCTTCGATCAGGAGTAGCACCATGCGCGACACCTCGATGAGCATCTTCGACTTCTGGGTGTATCTCACCGACCCGGTCGAGCGACTGAGGCGGGCCCAGGGCAAGACCGCCTTGGCCCACTACGAAGCCGCGAAGCCGAGTCCGGTGCGCAAGCGACGAAGCGACAACCGCGCACCCAACGCGCTGGTGCAGCAGGGCGCAGCCGCCATTCGTGCGCAGTCTCGCTACCTCGAGCGCAATCACGACATCTTTCGGGGCGCGTTGCGTGTCCTGGTCAACAACACGATCGGTCCGACGGGCATCGGCGTGGAGCCGCAGCCGCGTCGCAAGGACGGCACGATCAATACCGCCTACGCGGAGGAGCTGAGCGCGGCGTACAAGCGGCATTGCCGTCGACCCGAGGTGACGCGTCGTCTGAGCGAATCGCTGTCGCAGCGCATGGTCGGGTACACATGGTTTCGGGACGGCGAGTGCTTCTCTCAACAGGTGTTCGGCGACGTCCCCTATCTCACGCACGGAAGCCCGGTACCGTTCTCGGTGGAGCTGTTCGAGCCCGACTTCGTGCCGCTGGACTACAACGATCCCGGCCGTCGCATCACGCAGGGCATCCAGACCAATGCATGGGGGCAGCCGGTGGCGTACAACGTGTACAAGAACGATCCGCGCGAAGGGGGGAGCTTGCTCACGCAGGCCGATCTGAAGAGCGTGCCGGCCGAGCGCGTCTGCCACGTTGCCACCTTCGATCGGCTTCACCAGTTGCGCGGCGTCTCAGAGGCGGCCAGTGTCCTGACGCGCGCGGAGGATCTCAAGGACTATGAGGAGTCCGAGCGCGTCGCGGCGAAAATCGCCGCGTCGCTGACGGCCTACGTGAAGCGGACCGCACCCGACGGCTATGACGGGGAGGGAGGCGCACGCGATAGCGACGGCAACCCCTTGCCGCGCGACATCCGGATGCAGCCCGGCATGATCATCGACAGCCTGCTGGTGGGCGAAGAGATCAGCCTGTTGGACAGTAAGCGGCCGAACCCGAACCTGGTGGCATGGCGCTCGGGGCAGTTGAAGGCCTTCGCCGCCGGGATCGGTGGCAGCTATTCGAGCATCAGCAGAAACTACGACGGCACCTACAGTTCGCAGCGCCAGGAACTGGTCGAGCAGTTCGTGCACTACGCCGTGCTCTCCGATGAATTCGTGGGCATGTATGTCCAGCCCAACTACGAGCGCTTCGTGGAGATCGCGCACCTGAGTGGCGTGGTACGCAAACCCATCGACCTCAAGCCCGGCACCGAAGCGGAAGCGCTCTATCTCGGCCAGTCGATGCCGTGGATCGATCCATTGAAGGAAGCACTGGCCTGGGAGAAGCGCACGCAGGCCGGGTTCGCGAGCGAAGCCCAGGCGATTCGCGCCGGCGGCAACAGCCCGCGTGATCTGCTCGAGCAGGTGTCGGAGTTTCGGGCCGAGTCCGATCGTCGTGGACTGGTCTTCACGAGCAATGCGCGCAACGTGGGTGGCGGTGCGCCGGGCATGCAGGAGCCGCAGAATAACCAGGACGATCTGCCGCGCCAGAACGCGTGATGAAGAAAGTCCACTTTCGCCCCTTAAAAGTGGATTGACAAATTTCGACACTGAGGGCTTTCTCCTCGAGGCCCTCAGTCCATGTCCAAGCCCAAGAATCCCTGGTTTGCATTTCACCGTCGCACCGCGCTAGCAGCTGCTGCCCTCGGTGTTGCCGCAGCCGCCGAGGTCTTCATCTACGGCGACATCGGCGAGAGCTGGTGGGAAGAGACGGTCAGCGCCTCGCAGTTCGTGACCGAGCTCGGCGAGCTCGACGTGGACGACATCACCGTGCGCATCAACAGCTTGGGCGGCAGCGTCCCGGACGGCCTGGCGATCTACAACGCGATGCGTCGTCACCGCGCCAACATCACCGTCGAGATCGACGGCATGGCGCTGTCGATCGCCAGCCTGATCGCCATGGGCGGCGACACCGTGCGCATGGCGAGCAACGCCGTGATGATGATCCACGCGCCCTGGACCTACGCCGGCGGCAACAGCGTCGAGCTGCGCGAGAAGGCCGACGAGCTCGACATTTGGGCCTCGGCCATGTCCACCAGCTACGCATCGCGCAGCGGCGACAAGGCCGCGATCGCCGGCTTCCTCACCGATGGCAAAGACCACTTCTTCACGGCCGCGCAGGCGCTCGAGCTGAAGCTGATCGACGCCATCGCCGACGAGAACGTCGGCGCTGCGGTGACGGCCGCCGGCACCTTCCCCCTGAACCGATACCGCTCGCTTCCTGCAACCCTGCAGGCAGCGGGCTCCCCCGCGGCTGCTGCCGCTTCTTCCGCTGATGAGGATCCCATGAAACTCCGTACTTTCCTGCTGCTGAACGCCATCGGTGCGTCCGGCGCTGCGGCGGCCGGTGGCGGAAGCGCCGCCGCTCCCGCGCCGGCACCGGTTGCTGCGCCTGTCGCCGCTCCCGCAGCTGCACCCGACGCCGCTGCCATCCTGGCCGCCGACAAGCAGCGCCGCGAGGGCATCCGTGCCATGTTCGCCAACCACCTGAGCGTCGACGGTGTCCGCGCGCTGCAGGCCTCGTGCGAAGACGATCACGCTGTCACACTCGAGGCCGCGGGCACCCGGCTGCTCGCGCACATCGGCCGCGGCATGTCGCCCGTCGCCGGCGGGCGCGTGCTGACCATCGAGGACGAGCGCGACAAGTTCCGCTCCGCCGTGACGCAGGCTCTGCTGGCCCGCGCGAGCGTTGCGATCGACAAGACAGGTCCCGTGCGCGCGGACGGCTCCAACCCGTACCGCGGCCGGCGCCTGCTGGCGATCGCCGAGACCTGCCTCATCCAGGCGGGCCGGCGCGTTGACGGCATGGACCCGCGCGAGATCGTCGCCGCGGCGTTCACGCAGTCGACCAGCGACTTTCCGATCCTGCTCGAGAACGTCATGCACAAGACGCTGCTTTCGGCCTATGCGCTGCAGCCGGACACTTGGACGCGCTTCTGCGCTCGCGGCTCGGTCAGCGACTTCCGTCCGCACAAGCGCTATCGCACCGGCAGCCTAGGCAACCTCGATGCCAAGAACGAGCTGGGCGAATACAAGAACAAGACCATCCCGGACGGCGAGCGCGCCTCCATCGCCGCCGGCACCAAGGGCAACATCATCAACATCAGCCGCGAGACGATCATCAACGATGACCTGAGCGCGTTCACCGGTCTGTCGCTGGACATTGGGCGCGCGGCCAAGCGCACGGTGGAAGCCGATGTCTATGCCACCCTCGCCCTCAACGCAGGCCTGGGCCCGCTGCTGGAGGATGGGAAGACGCTGTTCCACGCGGACCATGGAAACATCGCTGCGGCGCCCGGCGCGCCGAGCGTCTCGACTTTCGAAGCAGCACGCGTACAGCTCGCCTCGCAGAAGGACGTCTCGGGCAACGACTTCCTCGATCTCACGCCCGACGTCTGGCTGGGCCCGGCGGGCATCAGCGGTCAGGCGAAGGTGGTGATCAACAGCACCTACGACCCCGACGCCAACAACAAGCTCCAGCGCGCGAACGTGGCCGCGAGCATGGTCCGCGACATCGTCGACACGCCGCGGCTGGCCGGCACCGCCTGGTACATGTTCGCTGATCCGAACATCGCGCGCGTCCTCGAAGTCGCGTTCCTGGACGGCAATGACGTGCCGTACCTCGAGCTGGAGACCGCCTTCAACACCGACGGCGCGCGCTGGAAGGTGCGGCTGGACTACGGCGTGGCCGGCATCGACTACCGCGGCGCGGTCCGCAACGCCGGCTGATCGCCGAGCGTCATCTATCCGTTCGAAAGGAACCTTCATGACCACCACCTATGTCCAGCCGGGGCATGTCCTCGACTACACGAACAACTCGGGCGCCAAGATCCCGAGCAGCGCCGTCGTTCGGATCGGCCAGATCATCGGCGTCGCGCTGACCGAGATCGCCGTCGGCGCGACCGGCTCCGTAGCCATCGACGGCGTGCACCGCCTGCCCAAGGTCGCGGGCGCCGTGATCGCACAGGGCGAGTCCCTCGTCTGGGATGCGTCGGCCGGCGCCTTCGACGACAACCTGGCCGTCGCCGCCGCCGGCGACGTCTCGGGTGCGGCCGCGGTGGCGTTCGCCGGCGCCGGCAACGGTGCCACCACGCTGCTCGTTCGTCTGACCGGCGTGCCGGGGACGCTCGCGGCCTGATCGGGGATCTCGTGCCCGTCAACTTCGCCGCCCTCGAGTCGCGCCTCAACGCGAAGGTGATGCGCCGCATGGCGAATCGCCGCGTGGTGGTGTCGGCGCCGGTGGCGGCGGAGTTCGACGGAATCTACGAGGCCGCGGGCGTCGATGCCCTGGACGGCCTGGCCGAGGCTATCGAGCCGCGGCTGACGGTTTCGCTGGCCGACTCCCAGAAGCTGCGGCAGAACACGGCCGTGGTGCTGGTGAATCCCGTCACGGCCGCCTCGGAAGAGTTCCTCGTGGGCCGCGGCGACCCGGATGGCGCGGGATTCATCGTGTACGCACTTCGGAAGGCCTGAGCATGGTGCACGCGCAGCAGTTGATCCTCGAGGCCTATCGCGACGCGCTCCTCGCAGCCAGCACGGCGGCCGGCGCGCGTGTGTTTCTCGACCGGGTGGATCCGCTGGAAGCGGAGGATCTGCCGGCGATCTTGATCGAGGAAGACCAGGAAGGCGAGCGATCCGACCCGCAGACCGTCAACGGCATGCAAACGCGCGTGCTGTCGGTGCTGGTGACGGCCGTGCTGGCGCACGGCGAAGGGTACGGAGCGCAGGCCCGCGCCCTCGGACTGGAGATCGAGCGCGTACTTGGCGCTTCCACCTTCGCGGCGCCGAAGCCCGGGCGTACTGCCCTCACTCGCTCGCGCATCCGCTTCAGCGGGGAGGGTGATCGCGTGCTGGCCGCGCGCGAGCAGGCCTGGCAGACCCAGTATTTCACCCGGCGCGGCGCGCCGGACCAACCCCTTTAGCAGGAGCATTCCATGTCCGATGTACAGATCTGGTCCGAAGTCGCCGTTGACGTTCAGACCACCCTCGCTGCCCCGAAGAACATCACGGGCATCAGCAAAGCGAACCCTGCCGTAGTGACCCTCGCCGGCCATGGCTATGGCAACGGCAAGATCCTGCTGTTGCGCGTGAAGGGCATGGGCCAGTTGGACTGGCTGGTGGTGCGCGTCGCCAACACGGCCGAGGACAACTTCGCGCTCGAGGGCGTCGATCTGACCGACGCCGAGGAGATTTTCGTTTCGGGTAGCGCGCAGGAGGTCACCTTCGGCGCCAGCGCCGAGACCTTCACTGACGTGACCCCCAGCGGCGGTGAGGCCGAGAAGGTGGCCGTGCGCACCATCCACCGTCGCAAGGACTACAACCTGCCGGGCAACGTGGGTCCGCTGACCTATGGCTTCGGTTCGCTCTGGGATGTGGCAGACCCCGCCCTGATCGAGTTGTCGAAGGCCTCGCGCAAGCGCGAGGTGCGCGCGATCCGCTTCCGCTTTCTGGATGGCGCCACGGTGCTGTTCGCAGGCATGCCGTCGACGACGCTGGCGCCAGGCGGGTCCGCCGGCGCGGCCGTAACCACGCCCGTGAGCATCGATGTGCGCGGCGAGCTGCAGGCCTATCCGGGCGAGGCCTGATCCATGGTGCTCACCCCTGAAACGATCCAGCGCCGGAAAGTGCCGCGCGAGGAAGTCCTCGTCGAGGACCTCGGCGGCAACGTGATCGTGCGCGGCCTCCTGCTCACCGAGCGCCTGCGCCACGACAACCTCAACGAGCAGGGCAAGGTTCCGCGTGATGGCGAAACCGAGCAGGAGGCGCGCGCGCGAGCGGGCGCGGCCGTCTTGCCGCGCACGTTGCACTGCTGCGTGATCGATGCCGAGGGCAACCCTCTGCTTACCGCGATCGAGTGGGACGAGTTCGGCGGCATGAACGGCACCGAAGCCTTCCGGCTTTTCAACATCGCCATGCGGCTCTCGGGCCAGCGCGTCGAGGACGTCGAAAAAAACTGATCGCCCAGCCCGCGCGCCGCTTCGCCCTTCTTCTCGCGCGGGACCTGGGCTACCTCTCGGTGGAAGAGATGGGCGAGCGAATGAGCGGATGGGAATTCTCGGAATGGCAGCTCTTGTACGACCGCGAGCAACTTCACCCGGCGCAGATCCGCGCCAGGCATGCGCAGCTGCTGGCCGCCCTGATGCAAGGGCAGACCACCCGCAGGGACGGACAAGCATGGAGTGCGAAGCACTTCATGCCCGCCGATCCCTGGACCTCCGCACCCTCGCCGGCACCGTCTCGCAGGCTCAACGTAGTCCAGCAGGTGCGCGAGCTCAACGCACGTCGTCGTAGGAAGTAGCGTGGCAACGAGAGCCGAGATCATTCTTGCAGGCAAGGACGCGACGCAGGCGATGTTCGCGTCCGTCAGTCGGTCCGTGGACGGTCTGACGGAGCGATTCGGAAGGGTCAAGACCGGCGCCGTCAGCTTGGGCGCTGCGATTACGGCGGGCGTAGCGGTGCTGGGCGCCAAGTCGTCGATCGACATGCTCGATCAGCTGGACGACCTGCAGGAGAAGACCGGCATCTCGGTGGAGAAGCTCAGCGAACTGCGCTACGCCGGCGAATCGGTCGGCACGCCGCTCGAGGCCCTGGCTGGCGGCGTCGGTCGGCTCAGCAAGCAGATCGCGGAGGCCGCAGGCGGCAACAAGCAGGCCGCCGAGACCTTCCGGACCTTGGGCATCGAGGTCAAGAACGCCGACGGCACCGTGCGCAGCAGCGAGGAGGTGCTCGGCGAGCTGGCCGACCGCTTCGCCAGCTACAAGGACGGCACCCTCAAGGCGGCGCTTGCACAGGAGATATTCGGCAAGAGCGGTGCGGAGATGATCCCGCTGCTCAACCAGGGGCGCGAAGGCATCGAGAAGCTGCGCCTCGAGGCTGAGCAGCTCGGCGCCATCTACGGCGGCTCGCTGGCGAAGGACGCGGCCGATTTCAACGACAACCTCACGAAGCTGCGGATCTCCGGCGAGGCTGCATCGGTTGCGTTGGGCGGACCCTTCTTGAAGTCGCTGGTGTCGATCACCAATCAGATGCTCGAAGCCAAGAAAGAGGGCAGTCTGCTCAACGCGCTTCTGGTCACGATCGGCGGCGGCTTTGCCCGCACGCTGGGCATGGACGAGATCGGCGATGCGCAAAAGCGTGCGCAGACAGCCATGGGCGAGATGGCCCGCCTGCGCCGGCAGATGGATGGCGTCGAGCTCACGCTGCAGCGGGACCCGGGCAACGAGATGGCGCAGCGACGGATGGCCACCTACCGCGGCCAGCTCGAGGAGCAGCAGCGCGTGGCGAACGCGGCCAGCGAAGAGCTCAAGCGCCTCGCGGACAAGGCTGACCCCATGGGGAGCGCGCAGCGGCGCAAGGAAGACCGTGGCTGGAAGCCGGAATCGCCCGACACGCGCACCGAGGCGCCGGTCATCGCTTCGCCCGACAAGTCCTCGAAGGGAAGGGACGAGGAAGCGAAGGCCAAGCAGTACATCGAAAGCCTCGCCAAACAGATCGAGAAGGTGAAGGAGCTCAGCCAGGTCGAGGTCACCTTGGCCGAGATCCAACGCATCCGCGCCAACGGCGGCCTTGTGTCCGAAGACCAGAAGCAGGCCATGTTGAAGACCGCGGCGGAAATCGACGTGCTGAAGGAGCGCGCCGAGGCTCAAAAGACGGCGACGAAAGACCAGGAAGAGGCGCAACGTCGCCTGTTCGCGGTGCAGGATGAAGCCCGACGCGTCTTCGAGTCGTCGCGAACCCCCCTCGAGGCCTACAACGCCGAGCTGGCTCGGCTTGCCGGGATATCGGCCGAGCTCGAGCGCCTCGGGCCCGGGACGACCGCAAGGGCGGTGCAAAAGGCCACGGACGAGTACGACGAGGCGAAGAAGCGTATCGCCGACCTCAACAACACCACGGACGAGTTTGCGAAGCGCGGCGCCGCGAACATCCAGGACTCTCTCGGCCAGGGTCTGGTGAACGTGCTCGACGGCAATTTCAAGACGATCGGCACCAACTTCGGTCAGTTGCTCAAGCGGATGATCGCCGAAGCGGCTGCGGCGAAGCTCTCACGCGCGATGTTCGGCGACCTGGTGCAAGGTGGTGAGGGCTCGGGGTTGTTCGGTGGGCTCCTGCGCAGCTTCGGCGGCGCGTTGGGATTGACCGGTGGAGGTGGCGGGTACACGTCCTCGCAGATGACTGCGTTGGATGGCTTGGTGAACATCGTCGGTGCTCGAGCAAGTGGTGGGCCCGTCAATTCCGGCGACACCTATCTCGTCGGCGAGAAGGGACCCGAGCTCTTCACGCCGGACGTGAGCGGGTCGATCGTTCCCAATGACGCCTTGGGCGCGCAGGTCTCGCAATCCGTCGTTGTCTCGCCGACATGGCAGGTGGCGATCGACAGCAGGTCCGATCGCGGCGCCATCATGGCCGACATGCAGTCGCTGGTGACACGAGGCAACCAGCAGATGCTCGAGTATCTGCAGCGTCTCAGGGTGGTGCCGGCGCAATGAGCATCATCCAAATTCCGTCCGACCTGGCGATCGTCCGCCAGGATTTCGGGATCCGCACGTTCGACCTGTCCTTCTCGAACGAGAACACTGGGGCAGTGCAGACGTCTGTATTCGGCCCGCCGCGCAGGACCTGCAGCTTGGTAGGCAATGAACGCGCGGAGCTCGAGTCGGGCGCCTCGTGGCGCGCACTGATCCATTCCCTCCGTGGGCGGGTCAACCAGCTCGCGGTCTACGACACCATCCAAACTCGGCCTCGAGGCACCGCGCGTGGCGCATGGGTCGCACAAGCCACGGCCGTCGCTGGGGCCGCGTCGATCGCGATCGATTTGGGCGAGAACCAGGCTGGCCGGACCTTGAGGCAGGGCGACTGGATCGGCGTCAACCAGCTGGCCAACTACCGTCAGCTGCTGCATGTGCAGGCGGATGCGACTGCAGATGGGAACGGCCGGATCAGTGTGAGCTTCGAACCAGTACTGCGAGTTGCCGTCGCCGCGGGCAGCGTCATCGTCTGGGATCGGCCGACCTGCCTCATGCGTCGAGTCAGCGGAGATTCCACCTGGGGTACGCATCCGGGCGAGCTGCAGGGCGGCTTCAGCCTGGACCTGATGGAGTCCTGGGAATGAGCCTGACGACCAACCCCGGCTTCGACCAGGCAGCAGCGGCCGCGGCCTATGGGGTCGCTGCGCTCGTTGAGGCGCAAGCCCGCTCTGGGACCATCCGTGTCACCAGCTGGCCGGTCAGCCTGACAGTGATGGGGAACGACTGGATTGGCGTCGGTTCGCTGGGCAAGATCGGTGAACTGCGCGAGAGCGACGACGGTGCGTCGGAGCTCATCTCGGTGGAGCTGTCGGCCGTCGACCTGGGGCTGCGCGGGCTGGCGTTGGACCCCAACGACTACGTCGATCGCTCGCTGCGGATCTGGATCGCGATGCTCAACGCCGAAACGGGGCAACTCTCGGGAGCGCCGATCCTGCGCTTTGCCGGCGTGATGGACCGGGCCCAGATTCTGCCGGAGGCAGGCAAGGCGCGGATTGTGATGGAGTGCCGCAGCGCTGCCTACGACGTGCGCTCGAATCCGGCCGCGCTGCGGATGAACAACGCCCAGCACCAGGTCGACCACCCCGGCGAACTGGGCTTCGTCTACCTCAACGACATGATCGGCAAGCCGACGCTGTGGCTGGGGGTCTGGACGCAAGCCTGGATCCGGTTCCGCCAGTACCTCAAGGGAGGCTGAGCGTGGCGCACCTGGATGACTTCCTTTCAGCGCGGCGTGATCGGCCCTTCGAGTACTTCGCGCACGACTGTGTGCACCTCGCCGCGGACTGGGTGCTCGAGAAGACGGGCTCCGATCCGCTGGCCCCCCTGCGCGCAGACCTCCTCGATGCCAAGAACCTTCTGGCTGCGCTGCGCTACGTGCGGGCCGCTGGTGGATTCGTCGCCGCCGCTGAGCGCCTCCTTGGCCCCTCGCTGCCTGGTTTGATGGCACAGCGCGGGGACGTTGTCCTCATGCGTAGCGGCGGCAGGGTCGGGCGGGTGTCCGGCTTCAGCTTCGGCTTGGCCACCGGCACGCATCTCGCCGGGCCGGGGCCGAATGAGCTTGTGTTTGTGCCGGTGACGGAAGGGGTGGCCGCGTGGCGCGTATGATCAGGCTGGCCTTGGCCGTCGTTGCGCTGACCGCATGCGGCCCTTCATTTGCTGAGCCGGTCACTTCCGCGCTGTATGCGATTGGAACCTGGGCCGGCGCATCCGCCGCCACGGCCGTCAGCGTCGGCAGCCTGATCGTTGGGACTGCGGTTTCCATCGCGAGCAGCTTCTATGCGAGCCGACAGCAGCGGAAGGCTGCGCGAAGGGCACTCGAGCGTCAGTGGGCACAGGACGCGGCCAACCTGGCAGACCGAACCGCGACCATTGTGCAGAGCGACGCGCCGCGGGTCGTAATCTACGGGGCACCCCCGCCGGTCGGCGGCACGCCGATCGCGCAGCTGTCCTCCGGTCTGGGGGCGGAGTACAAGCACATCGTGATGCTCTTTGCGGCGCATGAGTGCGATGCGATCGAGCAGATCTACATCGATGGTCAACCGCTGAACATCGATGCCGATGGCTGGACGACGAACACCGATTTCCTGTTGGCACCAGAGTACTTCGGGGATGTTTCGGCCGGCCCAGCAGTCCGGGTTTCGATCCACCTCTCGCCTGGTGGCGTCGACACCGCCGACCAGGTCTTGGTCGATTCGATGGAAATGTCATGGCCGGGCAGGAACCTGTGGACTGCGGCCCACAAGCTCTCCGGCTACACCTACGCGGTCATCACCCTCAATCAGTTCTTCGAACGCTTCCAGGGCGGCCTGCCGCAGATCACAGCCAAGATCCGCGGAAAGAAAGTCTTGGACCTGCGCACGGGCCAGACCGTCTACAGCCGCAACCCTGCGCTCATCCTCGCGGACTACCTCATGTCCCGAGAGGGCTATGGAGCGTCGATCGCTCAGCTGGATCAAGCGTCGCTGATCGCGGCCGCCAATGCGTGCGATCAACAGGTGTACGGCGCTGACGCGCTGACCGACTGGGAAAACTACGGCGGATCTCGTTCGCTCTACGTGTGCGACGGGATGTTCCGTAGCGATCAAGATCGCGACAGCACGCGGCAGTCGATCGAGGACTCGATGGCGGGCTTCTCGCTGGAGAGCGGAGGGGTATGGCGGATTCAGGCAGGTGCTTGGTCGACGCCGGTGATGGGGCTGAGCGATGACGACATGCTCACGACCATGTCCGTGACGCAGGCCGCGAACTCGAGCGCGTTGCGGTTCAACGGCGCCCGGGGCACCTACGTCAACGCTGCTCGCGGCGGCAATCCCGAGGACTTCATCCCGTATTTCAACGACATGTTCCTCGAGCTCGACGAGAAAGAAAAGGTCGCGGACATGGCGATGACCTTCACGGCCTCGCACGTGCGCTGCCACCAGCTGGCCCGCGTGCGCGTCGAGCGCAGCCGCGGAGGGTTCACCGTGCGCATGAGTCCGAAGATGCGCGCCTGGAAGCTGCAGCCGGGCGATCGGGTCACGCTCAGCAGCGCTCTGTACGGGTTCACGAACAAGACGTTCATCATCACCGATTGGTCGTACTCGCCCGAGGCCCCGCTCACGCTGCTGGCCGAGGAGGACGTCGAGAGCTTCTATGACACGGCCGACGAGGTCCGAGCGGATCCGGCGCCGAACACGAACCTCCCGAACCCATTCGCTGCTGTCGAGCCGCCCCAGAACCTCGATGTCGTCAGCGAGGAGATTCAGCAGAGCGGAACGCTCGTCTATCGGGCCCGCGTGTTCTGGGGCCAGTCGACCGAGTCAGCCGTGTTGCTCGACGGAGCCGTGAGGGTCGAATGGCGCCGGAACCTGCCGGACGCGCCTTGGCAAACCAGCGAGTTGCCCGGTGATGCGACGCAGGCGTACCTGGTCGCGCTCGAGGTTGGCGCCGAGTACGAGGTGCGGGTGCGGTTTCAGAGCCGCTACAACGCGTCCTCCTACGCGCGGATCCACTACGTGTTCACGGGCAAGAGCAGAGCGCCGGAGGATGTGGCGGAGCTGACGCTCACCGTCGAGGGCGATGGCGTCTACGCACGCTGGGCCTCGCCGGTGGGATTGGACCTGCTCGACTGGTCAGTGTCCGAAGTCCGCATGGGGCCGACGTGGGACGCGGGGTCCACCCTGTTCCGCGGCAAGGCCACGGTCGCCAATCTGGGCTGGCTGCCGGCTGGCGACCAGGCGATCTGGGTTGCGCACCGCGACCGTGAAGGCCGGGAGTCCGAGCCGCAGTTCGAGATCATCCAGATCCTGCCGCCGGCGCAGCCGCTGCCCGAGGCGACGGTATCCAACCGCAACACGATCCACCTCGCCTGGCAGGACTGCAAGACGACGCAGCCAATGCGGACCTATGAGGTCCGCTATGGCTATGCCTTCACTGACGCTCCCGTGGCTGGCCTGTCGGGCTCGACCGTCTACTCGACCGAACAGCTGCAGTTTGGCAATCACAGGTACTGGGTGGTAGCGATCGACGTGGCCGGCAACCGCAGCGCGGCCGGCTATGCCGACGCAACGACGCTGGAGTCGTTCGACGCGCCCATTCGCGATCTGCGCGGCTATGTTCGCAACGCGATGGACCTGATCGCCGAGATCGAGGCAAACAACGCGCTGAACGCGGACGACAAGGCACAACGAGTGCGTGCTGGGGCCTACGAGCGCATTGAGGTGGTGAAAGAGGAGAACAAGGCCATGGTGACCAAGTTCACTGCCTTGTCCGCTACCGTCGATCAGAACCAAGCCATCATCACCAGCCAGCTCAACGTTGTTGCAACCAACCTATACGCTGAAGCGCATCGCATTGACATCGTTGCTGCGATTTCGAACAGCAACCAGGCAGCAATCGTTCAAGAGCAGATTGCGCGCGCCGATGGAGATTCGGCGCTGGCCTCCATGGTGACAACGGTGCAGTCGCTAGTCGGCGATCTGAGCGCCACAGTCGACATCCAGGCCAACACGGTCGCCAACCTCAACGGCAACGTCGCGGCGCAATACATGGTGCGCACCGAAGTGATCGGCGTTACGGGTAAGCGTGCGATGGCCGGCCTGTTGCTGGGTGTTTCCAGCAGCTCGGGTGGAACGAGTATCCAGTCTGAGGCGATCGTCATCGCAGATCGCTTCATCGTCGCACCCGACACGTCGACTTTGGGCGACGCGCCGTTTCGAGTTGAAGGTGGTGTCGTCTTCATGAACGTCGCCAAGATCAAGGATGCGGATATCGGCACGCTGAAGCTGGCGGGGCGATCAGTCACGCAGCCGGCTTACGCCGAGACCGAAGTGCCCGTGTCGCTTCCCAACTCCGGCTTCATCAATACGCTGTTCATCTACGGTTTTGATTCGGGGGGCGAGTTCGTGAAGGTGTCTGCGTCCTTTGATGCGGACGCCGATGTTGTGCGGGTCACGATTCTGCGCAACGGCGTGCCGGTTGCTGCTCGCAACGTGCGCAATGGCCTCGAATTCGGCTTCACACCGCCAGCAGGCGCGGCCGACTACAGCATTCTCTTCAACGATGCGTCGGGCGCCGGCGGTGGAGAAACCCGCTTCAAAAGCGTTTCTTTTCTTGGGTGCAAACGATGATCTACATCTGCCTGTACAGCAGCACGGGCGAAGTCCAAATGCGCACCACGGTGCCCGATCTTGCCACCGCAGACCGGCTCTCGTCGGACCTCGCGTTGCCATACGTCCCCGTCGGCGGCACCCAGGCCGATGGATACGTCCAGGGCGGCAAGCTCGTCCCCTTTCCCGAAAAGCCCAATCCCACAGCCGTTTGGTCGTGGGTAACCCATGCATGGGAGCAGCCATGAAGATCGTTGGTCTGGAGATTCCGATCGAAGACCCCTCGAGCGGCGTCACGACTCAGTTTCACGCGGTGGCGGCCTATGCCGTCATGCTCCTGAATGGCACCAGCTCTGCCACTTTCGCGAGCTACGTGAGCCAAGCCGCATGGCAAGCCGGAAAGAGGCCCGTGGCAATGGTCTCTGCTCAGCTCAAGGAGATGCCGCCGCCGGGCATTCAAGACCCGGCCACCTGGTTCAGCGAAGCTGTGCTGCGCGCCGAGGCGAATCATTTCAGCGGCGCCAAGCCGATCACGGAGGCGTAATGGCAGGTACTTGGTATCGCAGTGGCACTGTGACCGTTACGAACGGCTCCAGGGTTGTCATCGGAGCTGGCACGGAGTTCACGAAGTACGTCGCCGAGGGATTCGGCTTCATGGTTGGCGGCGCCATTTGCGAGGTCGACACCATCGACAGCGACGTGCGGCTCACTCTCGTCGAAGACTTCGAAGGTGTGGCGGGATCTGGCCGAAATTTCGCGTGCTGGCCGACCCAATCAACGATTCCGCCGCTTGCCAACCGGGTGACCCAGTTGCTCGGGGACATGTCGCCTGTGAAGGAGGCTTACGAAGAAGGCGAGCTCGTCGGTGCGTCCGACATCGCCGCGGCGGACGCCGCGGCCAAGATCGGTGCAACGGCCGATGCAGCCGCTGCCGTGGCGCAGTCTGTTGCCGACAAGATCTTCATTCGAAAGGATCTGTTCGACTTCATTCCACCGGAGGAGCGCGCAGCCATTACCGCAGGCACGTCGACCTACGACGCCACGGCCAAGGTGCTCGAGGCTTTCGCGTGGGCGAACGGATTCCTGCGGGATGGTGCGGCGGGGACATTCAAGTTGCCGGGGGCGTGTCTGGTCATCAACCCGGGGAAATACAAGCTTGCCTCGCTCACGACGGCGATCCGGGTCTTGTGCAACTTGATCAGCGAAGGCGCAGATTTCGTTTTGCCGCAGGCATTCGCGACGGAAGCCTTTCGTGTCGGTCTTGACACGCCTTCGGTCAACCTTTCTTCTGCAAAGATCGAGATGCCCAACATCTCGAAGCTGCATGTCAATGTCGATCCGGTTGCGGGTTCCGTCGGCGTGCGCCTGTGCAACATCAATGCCTCCGACATCACCTTGGGTCGGACCACTCACATGGAAAGCGCGTGGTGGTTCGGCGGTATCGGCGAAGGCACCGTCTACAACCGAATCTGGCTGGGCCAGTCGCTCTACTGCAAGCGCATGGTTGTGATCGCGCCTGGTGCAGCCGGCTGGTGCAACAGCAACGCCTATCACGCGGGCAATCTTGCCCAGTCTCCCGGGTTTGCTGGAGGTGGCATCCGCCGCCCGGGCTGGTGTCACATCCTCATTGACGGGCGCTCTCCGGCCACGTCAGTGGTCGGGAACGTTTTCTTTGGGACGGGTCTCGAGGGGAACACGAGCGAGTGGATCATTGAAGTCCACAACGCCTACGAGAACAGCTGGATCGGTTGCTATCACGAGACGGGCGCAGCGACCGAGACCGTCACCGTCGCCGGGGACACTCTCACCCGAGTGGCCCATGGGCGCTCGATCGGGGACGCCATCGTCTTCAATGCCACGGTTGCTGCGGCCGGGATGGTGTTGGGGAGCACCTACTACATCGTGGACGTCCCGACTGCAGACACCATGAAGGTCTCTCTCAACAAGGGAGGCACCGCAGTCACTTTTCCCTCCGCTGCGGTCACAGGATCGATCGCGGGCGGCACGCTGACAGTGAGCGCTGTGAGCTCCGGCACTCTTTCCGTCGGTCAGGCCTTGACAGGAACGGGGGTCGCCGGAGGCACTCGGATCCTGTCTCAGCTCACGGGAACGACAGGCGGCGCGGGTACGTATAGCGTGAGTCCTTCCCAGACGGTCGCATCGACTGCGATTGCTGCTGACGGCGGCGGCTCCGCCGTTGGATACAAGCTCTGCATGCGGGTTCTCTTTGCTCAAAGTGGAGCTGAAAACAACTACAGCAATCGCCTCATTCACACCCGGCTGGTCCCGAGTATCGCGCTCGACATCCTCGAGACGGGCACGGCCTACAACAACGGGGAAACGCGGCCCAATCGCGAGTTCATGTCCGTCTATGAGCCTGCGGATATGCCGTTGTGGAGGGGACAGAACAAGTCTGGCACCGCGTTGCGGCGTCCGATCTTCGCGGCGTACCCGACCACGGCGCATCCGATTCTGCAACCTGGCTTGTGGACAACAGGCCTGAGCGACCGAGGGCTGTTCTTCAAAAGCTCTAGCGGGGCTGAAACCGGCCACGTTTCGGTGATCGGTGGTGTTCTGAGCTACCGGGCAAATGGCGAGAGCACGACCTATGAGGTCGCTTCATGTCGGAGGTCCGGTGCAAAGGCAAACATCGCCCTCACGGTGCCTGCAAACGGTCAAGCGATAACCACGGTCATGCTCACGGGCGCGAAGCAATTGGACTATTCCGTCGTCGTGCCCGAGTCATTGCTACCAACTGGCATCTACATCGCATGGTCCAGATGCAATGTAGACAACACGGTTCAGATTTGCTTTGGCAACTCGACTGGCTCATCCGTCAATCTGAATGCGGACGTTTGGGCGATGGCTTTTCGTCGGTTCTTTTGATACTCGCTGCTGCCTTGCCTCGTGGAGGAAGGTCTTCTTTTTGCCTGAAAGGTCCACATGTCTATCCAGATTGACACCCAGGCGAAGCTCGCCGAATGGGTCAAGCGCGCCCCATCGATCACGCTCTCTCCCACCGAGCGCATGAGCAAAGAACTTCGGGTGTACAGCGCAATCGCAGTGGCGATCGTGCTGCTTCTCGTCATAGAGCCGCAGCTGTATCTGTTCGACGTCGAGGAATCGCTGATCTACCGAGTCGCGAAGCTTGCGCCGTCGCCGTACATGGTGACGTGCTTCTTCACCGCTGGACTGCTGGCTTGCTTGCCGCACCTGGTGACGCTGGTGTTTCTGCCGGACAAGCTCGGGCTGTACTGGCCGCGCATCGCCGCTGCTGGAGGCTGCTTTCTGATCTCTGTTACGTGGATCTATCTTGCGAACCTTGCTCACCCTCTCGACCTTGGATCGCTGCCCGTTTCGTATTTGGCGAGGTCATTGGTGACGGTACTGATCGGCGTGTGCTACGCCAACTCGGTGAACGAACAGCAGGCGCGAGAGCGGGCCGCTGACGCAAAGGAAGATGAACTGGAGTCAGTTGAATGAACAAGGCATTTTCTCGAGCGGCTGCGGCCTGGCTGCTGGCCTACAGCGCGGTCTGCTACGCCAACACTACGTTCGCGCAAGACGTCATGGCCTTCGATTGGGCCTCTCTGGGTCTCGCCGCGGCTGCGGGCCTACTCGGCGGCATCGGCCGCACGATGGTGACGATGGTCAGCTTCAAGGCCCTGGTCGGCGATTTGAAGTTCGTGCTCGCGAAAGACATGCTCGTCGCGATTGTGGGCGGCGCCTTCGCGCTGCTCTGCGTCGAGGGCTGGAATGCTGCAGCCGATTCGATCAAGCAGCTCGACATCGTGTCGCTTCCGCAGATCACCCGCGGCTGGCGTATCTGGATCGTGGTCGTCGCAGGCGCCTCTCGCGGCCGGTGGCTGGGCGTAGTGGACAAGTTCGTCACCGATGCCATCGACAACGCCCGCGCGAAGGTGCGCAACGGGGCGCCGGCCGACCCAGCTGTGAGCAACGTCGCGCCACTCGGGAAGGAGTGATTCCATGACCCTCGAAGAATTGATGGCCTCGGCCGTCAGGCCGGCGCTCGCCTGGCTGCCGCCCAAGATGACCAGCGACGAGGCCCTGGTGGAGGTGCTGACGATCGCGCTCAAGGAATCCCTGCTCAGGCACCGTCGCCAGGTCACGAGCAGCGGAAAGGAGGACGGGCCCGCGGTGTCTTTCTGGCAGTTCGAGCGTGGCGGCGGCATCACGGGCGTGCTGACGCACCGCTCGAGCTCTGAGCTGGCGCGACGCTTTTGTGCGGAGCGCGGCATCGATGCTTCTCCCATGGGGGTGTGGGTCGCCATGCAGGCGGATGACGTGCTCGGCGCGGTGTTCGCCCGCCTGCTGCTGTGGACCGAGCCCGGGGTACTGCCGCGGGTGACGGACACCGAGGCTGCGTGGCAGCTATACCTGCGCGCGTGGCGTCCTGGCGCTTACACCCGCGGCACGCCCGCCAAGCGCGCGCAACTGCGCGCCGAGTGGGAAGGGCACCATCGCGCCGTGCGAGCGTTCCTGGGGCTGCCATGATTGGCCTGCCTGACATGAAAATGCCGCTGCTGTGGGTACTGGGCGTAGGGCTCGTAGCCGCCCTGGGCGTGGCCGGCATCGAGCGCACGCGCGCGGCCGGCGCCCGAGCTGATCTGGCGACCGAGAAGCGCAGCCGGGCCGATGAGAACACTGCCCGCGCCTTGGCTGCGCTGGCCGACCTGCAACGCACGGTGGCGCTCACCGCCTCCCATGCCAAGACCCAAAAGGAGAATGTCGATGCCTACGAAGCCCGCCTCGCGGATCTGGATGGCCGTCGCCGTGTTGTCGCTGCTGATCGTGACCGGATGCGCCAGCAGTTCGCCGCCTACGTCGCCGGTGATCGCGAGCAGGCCGCAACTGACCCCGTTGCCTGCCAGCGTCTCGCGGATCGATCCGCAGTCCTCACAGCCGTGGCTGCACGAAGTCGAGAGCTTCTTGAACGAGGTCGACTCGTTGTTGAAGGGCGAGATAACGAAGTAGCTGTGCTAGTGGAAACCTTGAGGAACGATCGAAATTTGCTTTCTTCCGATTAAGAGAGGGGGCGAAATGCGGGTAACTCTATTTAACGGCCGTTGGATTTCTTATGTCGGCTGGGCAGTCATCGCCTTTTATCCGCCGGCTGCGGGGCAGCCGCACATTGCAGGAGAAAATGCAATTCGCTGCGAATGCTTTATTTTCGAAAAATTTCGTCGTGAAAGTTGTAGACATATTGATAAGGCGTCGATCTTGGCATGACCGGCTGACGTTTAAGGTCGCCGGTGATCTTGATTGCCGATGCGGCGCCGGCGATAGCTGCCGACAAAGTCGGCATTGCGAGCAATGTGCCTGCACTATAGCCGGCCACCATTGCCGCGAATACTGTACCGGGATTGATCTCAAAGCTACACTTCAAGTCGGCAATGCGGACTGGAAATTTCCATTCCATTCCGACGGAAAGCAGATCGCGGCAAGCACTCTCAACAAACTCCTTCTTCTTTTGAAGTGCGGCTCCAACGTCATCTGATTTTGAAATAAAGAAGGCAAAACTGTCCACCTCGGAACGAAGGGCAAGAAGCTCTGGGTGACGGCGCGCTTTAAATTCAAGAATTTCTTGTAGCGGCACATCAACATTAGGCACAGGAATGGCACGTATCAACTCTAAGTAAAATCCGCTCCGATCGCCTCCGTCTAAATTGTCCCAGTTAAAAGACCGAGGCCCTGTTGCTAAGGACCATTTGCCCGGCGATTCCTTATCTAGTTGCTTAAAGGTCTCGATGTGAACCTGTGCAAGAGATTGTGAAAAATATCCACTCCCTTCAATATAAGTGGCTTGCTTTCTTAGGATCCCTGTATCTAGAAGAAATTGTTCGGATTCTCCCGGTTCAATGTATATAAGGTTGCTCTCGGGCTGAAGCAGCTCGTCCCAAAATAATAGGGAATATCTTAGTTCCTGAGGGTCTAAATTTGGCGAGCCAATCTCAAAGGAGCTTCCCTTGATAGTAAGCGGCGCACTGACAACCAGCCCCCGTTTTTGTTCCTTTATGTCCTTAGGAATGCGCCCGAAACTTGGGTCGGACTTCGCTCGTTGCGCCGCTTGCCCCATGATGCCTCTTTCAATTTCACGGAATGTTAAATGCTAACTGGTGGACGAGCCAGCCATTTAATTGTTGGGAACAATTTCATCGCCAGTTAAAAAGATTTGGGGAGTAAGAGGATGCCGTGGTGCTACTGCTTATTATCGCTACCGCGGCAGCTGCAAGCAAATTCCATCCTTCTGGAGTCAGCTCGTTCGTGTTGTTGACAAGATCTGTACCCCGTAGCGCTGTTAATGCACCTGGATGGATGCTCCCGGTGATGTCAGTGAATCTTGCTTTTGCTTCCTCGTAGCTGAGATTGATAAGGCTAAAGGGGTCGAGTCTTTTTGCAATTTCCAGCAATATCAACTTACGCCCCTCACTGATATTCGAATCTGCAAGTGCGGTCCCCAGGCGTAGAAATTCCGAGAAATTTTGCTTCGACCGAGCTGCGGTGACTGATTTTATTTCGTCGATGACGTCGGCTGAAATATTGACCCGCGTTATATCTGCCGTCCTTTCCAAAAATTGATCTGCGGTGTACATCCAAAACGCCTGCTGGGTCTCAGCGAAAAACTCCGAAACTAGCTCCGGTTGTGGACCGATCGTGCGGCCGGACTGATCTTGCCACCAGTCTTCTTTCTTATCTTCCGAGACCAGAATCAGCGGCCGTTTGCTTACTTTGGACTTCTCGATCAGTTGTTTCCAAATGAATAGGTCGCCGAATTTTCTGTTTATATCGCCGTTGGGTTCTTTGTCCTTGTCTTTCCATCCTGGCGGTATTTGCGCTTTATAGCGACGCTCTCCCTCTGTCCGTAGATCTCCCGCGGCCTTTTCGTCAAACGGGCTGCCAGTGCACTCCTGAAATAGGGATTTGATCTTCTCGATATTCGTATCCGTATTGATTTTGTTGCTCAATTGCTCTCTTTTTTCGTCCAGCTGCTGGATAATTTTTGCCCGTATTTCGGTGAATTTTTGTAGAAGATCGTTGTCAAGGTAGGGGTGTTTGCTCGTGTTGGTAATGATGTCGGAGATTTTATTGAACTCAGTGGCGGCTGTTTGATAGCTGTTGGCTTGGCTTGCAATTACATTGTGGCGATTCCTGAGGAATTCTTTCGCGGCTTGATGAGGTAAGAAAATCCGATCCTTTAGGGCCTCAAGGGATTGTTCGAGTTTTTTTCTTGTTGAGTCCGAATATCTGTAAAGGTTAAGAATGACATTTGCGTCGAAAGCAAATATACAGTTCTTGAGGGTCTCGGAAAATTCGTCTGCGGTGGGGTAAAAGTAGCCTTTGAAAATATCTTCCATTCCAGCCTCCAGAAAGTCAGAAAGAGTGCACCGGTCCGGTGCTGCGAGTACAGGGGGGAAACGCTGACGGTCTGTGGGCACGGCGATCCTTGCTGTACGGGAGGTCCGTCGCGCATTGCGATCAGAAGTCGCCGCTGTGGGGCCACGGAACCTAGTTAATGCGCGTCGGCCTACGGCTCGATTGCCTAGTCAGCGTGTCTCCGATCTCCATGGCGTGCAGCGACTGTTCGAGCTCGTGCTCGCGGGCTCGCCGCCGAGCTTCTACAGGATTCCCGAAGGGCGAAGGATCGCCCTCAAACGCGCTGCGCGTTACCCAAACTGGTCGGCAGTACCACGTCTGGGGGTAGTCGTCGGATTTGATGTTCTTCGAGCCGTGACCGCGCGCAATGATCTCGACGCCGCTGATCAGAATGCCGCCCCGGATCTCCCGCACTCGGGCTCGATCGAGGGGCGGAATGACATAGGTCTCGCCGTCTGGCTGCAGGAGAACTGCGATCTTGATGCTGCGGCCTGGCCGAGGGTCCCAGACGCGGTCGCGATAGAACAGCTCGCCGATCCGACGGGTGTGCTTGATCGCCTGCTCGGACTGCAGCTTTATCCCCTCATGCCGGGTGCGAAAGACCTCGTGGTGGCGGACAGGTTCGATTGACACTGTTTAAATATACAGTAGTATTTGGCCATGTCCACCACCCCCGAAAACCTCTGGATCGCGGCTTGCGCCCACCGCCTGCAGCGGCAGTGGCGCACGGTCGACCCTGACGTGCTCGAGGAGGTAGCGCGCGATCTGGCGCGGGATCCGAGGTTGCGGGCAATGGCGCCAGGAGAGGCGGCAGTCGACTGGCTGAAGCCAGTCAGCGAACTGGAGTAGGGCATGCCCATCGAGCAACTCGCGATCGCGGTGCTGGGTTTCGTCGCCGCCTGGCTGTCGCAAGACGGGCGCCAGGCGCGCCGGCGGTGGGCATGCCTGTTCGGTATTGCCGGCACGCCGTTTTGGCTCTACGCCAGCTGGCAGGGCGCCCAGTGGGGCGTCTTCGCCCTGAGCGTGCTCTATGGGCTCGCCTGGTTGCGCGGGATCTGGATAGGCTGGCTCGCCCCGCTCAGTCGTCTTCGACCTCTTCGGCGGTGAGCGGCTCGCCCTTTTTGCTGATCCGCAGCAGGCGCGGGGCACCACCCCCTCGCGCCTGCAGGATCAGGTCGATGAATCGCTCATCATCAGCCGGCCGCATCCCACGGTGATACACGGCAATCTTTTCGAAGGTGTCGGCCACAAGCTGGCGGGCACGCATGCGCGCTTCGTAGTCGAGGCTGTCGACGCCTTCGATCAAGGCTTTCCACCGTTCATCGGCTCCGGTGAGGTCCGATCGCGCGGCTTCCGACAATGCCCGCTCGGCCTGCCGGACTCGATCGCGGGCGAGATCGCGATCGCTTTCCAGTTCTCGTGCGCGTCGGATGAACGTCGCCGGCGCACCGTCGGCGCTCTCGAGCAATGCCTCGGTGATGCGCTCCAGCTTCGTCTCGATGTCCTGCAGCCGGGCTGCTGCCGCCACCAGTTCGCTGCGAGGGAGCGCGCTGCGATCACCGTCGTACAGGGATTGAAGGTTGACCATGTCCGAGCAGTAGCGCATCAGGGCGCGCTCGATCGGTGCCGAGGAGCAAGACCCCTTCACCGCACAGCTCTCGCCGCTGTTCACTCGGATGCACTGCAGCCGGCGGTGGCCGTCGGCCAGGGTGCCGTCGATGCGGCGCTTGTTCGCCATCGTCTGGCTCTTCAGCGGTGAGGCGCAATAGCCGCAAACGGTCACGCCGAAGCCGGTGAGCAGCGACGGGATCTCGCCTTTCACGTGCTGCCTGCTGCGAAGACCGGCCAACTGCTGCAGTTCGGTCCACACGTCTGCATCGATGACGGCGGGGTAGTAGCCCTCGAGCACGTGCGTGTCAGGTTCGAGCACCAGGTGTTTCTCGCCCTTGAGCGCCGGGCTGGCCAGCAGACGGACCAGGTGTCCCGAAGTCGGGGCCCCGTCGCTCGTCGACATGCCGGCGTCGTGGAGCGTTTTGGCGATCTGCCCCGTGCCAAGCCCGCGGCGAAACAGGTCCACGGCAACACGGATCGCCTCGGCACGCTCGGGGATGATCTCCCAATGGCCGTCGACGACGCGCAGCCAGCCGGGCGTTTTGCCGTAGCGGATGAGCCCGCGGTACGTGCCCGCGATCCATCCGAGGCACTGCCGGCGGACAGCGTCGCGCACTCGCTTGCTCTTCGTGTCCGATTCTTCGTGGGCGCGGATCATCACCAGCAGGCTGTAAACGAGATCCATGGGATTGGCCTTCAGCCGATCGCGGCTGTAGACCTTGCCGTCGCTGGCTGTCACGACCGATATGCCGGCTGAGATGATGGCTGTCAGCTGGGCCTGCGCTTGGATCGGTTCAGCTCGAGAGAGCCGGTCGAGGCCTTCGACGACAAGGAACGAGCCGACGGGCACCTGGCCATCCTCGACCGCCTTGAGGAAGACGCCCAGCGCGCCTTTTTTCACGTGCTTCTCGTGGAAGGCCGAGAGGCCCTCGTCGCGCATTGAAAGCGCCTCGTCGAGGGGCAGGGAGTGTTCCTTGGCCCACGCCGCAGCGTAGGCGCCCTGGCGCTCCGAGCTCGACCCGCCGGCTTGGCGGGCGTCGCTGAAACGCATGTAGCTGTAAACCTTCGCCGTCAT